GTATGTACTGCGTGGACACGTTGGGGAAAATTTTAGTTTTCCCCTGTCCCATTCCTCCAACATTTTCTTTAATCCTTTGAACCTATTGGCTAATTGATAATATTCCGCCTTGAAACGTTCCTTGTAGTCCGCACTGTTCATCAGTGCAACGGTATCTTGTAACGTCATATTTTATTCCCCCTTTTCGTTATTCACTTCCGGCAATCCCGTCGCAACTGATGTCAGCAACGACAGTACGCCTGCTAATGCCGCCGCTGACGCAACCATTACCCAGTTGACGTCGCCCAGTACGGCGGCCGTACCGATTGTCGCAATCGCTGTCTGTGCAATCGTCTTGATTGCTCTTATTCCTGCCGCTTTAAACCATTCTTTCATTTTTACATACCTCCTAAAATTCTAAAATATTAAAAACCCAACATTTTAATAAAATAACCTATCAAACCGCCGACTAATGCCGTAATAACAGCAGTAACTACTGTTTCATATCGCTTGTTAGGTTTCTTTTCGATTTCGTCCACACGTTCCGTTATATCGTTCACATCTTCACGCATTGCCTTTGTTTCTGTGGCTATGATGTGGACGCTTTCGGTCAGTTTTTCGATACCGTCAATTCTGTGGTGCGCCGATTTGGTTGACTGCTCAACCGCCGTCAGACGCTCCCACATTTCTTTTTGCTCATTTTCCATATTAGCCCTCCATAATTTCTTTTTTGTCGTCTTCTGTGATAAATCTGGCATTTACAAATGTGTTTAAATCCTTTTCTTTGTAAATGCCCTTTCTGTAATACATTTTAATTAGTCGTTTGTTCATTTGTAATTGCTGCCTCCATTTCCGCAATTTTTAATAACAGCATTGCATTAATTTCGTCCTGTGACGGTGCGTTTTTCATTTCATTGTAGGCGGTTTCGCCCATTTCAACTGCCCGTTCCAACTCACCGTCCGCCAACTGTTCCTGTGTAAATTGCATTCCGTCTAACCATTCGTAACCTGTATTATCAACCGTCGTCACCGTTGCAGTCGGATAACGTTGTAACAGTTCATCACGTTCGGTATCCGTACACGCCGTATGTATGTCGGTTAGTTCTATGACTGCACCGCCTGTTCCTGTCATTGTGTTTTTTGCAGTTATTTCATATTTGATTAACTGCAATTTGTTTCCGTCAAATCTATATTGCATATCTGCACCCCCATTATGAATATTTGTTACTAATAAATGAATTAGTCGTTCCGCCTACGTTTGTATAGTTTTTGCCTATCATAACGTTATCGGTACAACTGTTATATGCTGATGATGTCACATATATTGAATACTGCGAATCACTGTAACTATCACGTATTATAATGTTGTCTGCGACTTTGCTTCCTCCGCCACTTGTAACTAAAATTCCGTATGTTCCGGCGGCGGATATGTGACACCCTGTTACAATGTTGCATATGCCCTCAACTCGAATACCCGTTTCTTTGGCGTCCTCACTGTAACAATCCGAAACAATATTGTAGGCTGACCCCAAATGAATGTTTATATTGTTATCGGTGGCAGTCACATTATGAATAATCGAATGCCCACCGCCGCAGTTAATACCATATACTGCGTTAGACAAATCCAAATTTTCAAATTTGCAACGACTGCCGGAAGCGTAAATACAGATTGATGTACTGTTGTAGGTGTCAAATGTTATTTTTAAATTGGCGACAGTAAAATTAGGTTGCGTTGCGGCAATGCCCCATATACCCTGTTTACAATTCAATACGGTGCTGTTACCCATACCACAAATAGTAACATTCGGTTTATTTACATTTATCTGACCGCTGATGTTATATGTACCCTCTAATAATACAATTTTGCCGCCAGTTGACGGCAATGCTGATATAGCATTATTAATCACTGTTTGGTCGTTTGTGCCACTACAGTAATAATCGGCTGTTAGCATATGTTTTGATGTACTACTTGATATTGTAATCGTTGTCGGCGGTGCTACCCTGTCACTCCACATATCGTTCAGCGTTGTTGTGACTTCATCAATACCTGCATAGCCATTAGATACAAAATTAGCGTCTAATTTGCCGTCTGCCAACTCATATGCCTCAACCGCTTTGTCGTAGGCCGTTTTGGTGGCTTTGGGTGTAGCCGCACAACCGTTACTTATTGAATTACTTGAACTTACACTGTCCGACAATTTCAAATGTCCGTAATTGGTTGCGTCACCCACACCGTATGTTGTACCCGTACTTGCGTGGTTCAGTGGTGCTTTGTTTCCTATTGAATCAATACGTGCGCTCAGCTGCATATCCGCCGCCTGTCGTTCTCCGGTTTCGGTGTTTATCCTGTCCGACAGTGAATCGTTTTCGTCCTCTCTGTCTGAAATTTCAGTTGTCAGTTTTGTTGCAATTTCATTGACCGCCGCCAAAAATGAATTTTTATTATTGGTTTTTAGGTCATTTAGGCTACTGATACCGTAAAAAATATGCGACAAATGATACATTTTTGTAATTTCCGCTCTTTGATATTGAATGTTTATTTCAGCGATAGCGTCAGCGTCAGTCGGCGAACAATCTATATCTACAACATCAATATCCAATTTACCTGTATTAGGCGAATATGCTATAGCGACATACTTATCGCCGTGGTCCTCTTCCGCTTTTCCACAATCAAACGTACCTATTACCTCTGTTGCGGGCATTGGACTGCCGTCTAACAGAATTTTTGAATGTACCGTTTCGGCAGGTATTTTAACTGTACCCCTGTCGTAGCTATCGGTAGTAATTACAAAATCAGATGTAGTCAATGTGTGCGTGATTGTATGCTTTGTCGTTTCATCAGCGCCGTACAACTCTGTCTTATCAGCCTTTTTGCTGTCCGCCGTCTGTCTTTCGGTGATTTCACTGTCAATATTACGTTGCAGTTCATTATCCGCCGCCTGTCTTATTGTCACCTCGTTGTTTATGCGACTGCTTAGCGAACTATCCGTGCTTTCCCTCGCTTTGGTTTCGGCGGTGATTTGATTCGCCAAACCTACATCAGCGTTGGTGCGTTGCGTTATTTCTGTGTCCAATTTGTCGGACAGTGTGTTGTGGTCGGTCTGAATTGCCGTGAAATTATCACGGACAATTTTCCACCATTTCGATAAAAACGTCTTTCCGTCAAAATTAAAATTTAATTTCATTTTATCATTCCTTTCTAATCGTAATTGATTGGGATTTTGGTATTAAAAAAACACGCCGTTCGCGTGCTATGGTGGTATTCTTCTGTACATTGTGTCACCTCTTTTTTGCATAGAAAAAGCACCCCAAAAGGTGCTTAATTCCGATTCATATATTCTGTCCTGTTGGATTGAAACATTCTTGTATAAGTCGCATTGCATATTTAAAACCCAAAATAAAACCGTAACGTTCACAACCAGCCTCCGACGCTGAAACAAATCCATCAATATTGTTTATATACATTCTATCCCCTACGGTCTTTCTTATGGCTTTCCCCTGCTCATCTTGTATTTTAGTTAACTGTTTCATTTCTTCTGATTTTTGATATTCCTCGCTCTGTGAAACGTCTGCATAAATTTGATTTATCAATTCACTTTTCATCACAAATTCCTCCTACGCCGTTTTAACGGTAGTCCATTCTTTGCTTAAGGTAGTTCTTCACATCTTCGCTATCGCGGTCAATTTTATAAGATAATTGACGTAGAAAATCAATTAAAGCGTCTATATCGTCATAATCACGATACTCTTCTTCAATCGTTTTTCCGTTGGTATCTTTCACGCTGAAATACATCGTATAATTATCATCTTCGTCATATCCCAAATCGACCTTAACACCTGCAACCTTGCAACTCTCCTTCTCCGCATTGCCGTCCAAGAAGTCCTCCAAATAATCTACAAGGATATACTCGGTAAAATACTCTTTATTTTCCTCGATCAAGTTTATTGCCGCCTTATGTATAAGTTCTTCACGAGTTCTGCCTGTAACATCCGCAAGTAACTCTAAATCGTTATATACCTTGTCATCAAAGGTAACTGTTCTCTCATTCATAAATTTGTGTCTTAACATAATTTTAACTCCTTTCTTATGAAACTGTATCTACGCCGTATTTAATAGCCATTTCCTTGACGATTGCAACGTAAATCTCAATAAGTTTCTTATCTTCTGCGATTACATCAACTTTGTTCAGTCTATCGCGTTTTGATTTGCAAACACCGTTGTCTGCCATGCGTCTGCGCATATTGGTAAGCCTTATGCTTAGTCGTGTTGCACCTCTAAGCTCCACAAGTCTAAACACTTCTGCATTAACGTCTTTTATGTATTCATTTCCGCCGATAGCCTGCGCAATCTTAACGATTAATCTTCTTGCGTCCTCACGCCACGAATGTGTGTCAAGAGCTACAATATCTGAAATCCCGTCAAGGCGCTTGTTGGTTGCTTGTATTTGTTGCTTTACTTCTTTCATCTCTTGCAAGCTCTGTATAAGAACATCTTCAATGCAAGCGGGGCGTTGTTCCTTTACTCGAAAATATGTTTCTTCCAAGTTGTCGAATTGCTCCCACGCCTTGTCGGTGTCAAGAATTTTGCAATGACGATTTGCTCCGCGTTCTGTCCAGAGGTATAGTTGCGATGCGTGTTTACTGATTCCGAGAACCACTTCGATATTATCGAAGTGGTTCTTAAAGTCCCTTAATTCCTCACCTTTTAGAAGATAATAATGCTTGCCCTCGACAAAATTGTCCTTATGATTATTAAAATTTTGTTGTACTTGCTGTTCGCTTGCACCATAAACCGCCGCAAGTTGTTGTGTTGTTAAAATTCTCTGATTGTTAATTTCAATCGGTACTAATTGATTTGTCATATTCATTATCCTTTCTTTACACTTGATTTATCCGAAAGGTTATGATATAATGTATATATAAATTCCTTTCGGAGTTTTGTTTAGAATGTTGTGTTGATTGGTAGTCGTGACAACATTCTATTTTTTTGTTTTCTTTTTTTCATTGTTCTGTTGCCTCCAACAATGACATTTGCTTATATGGATTTGGCAACACATAATTTTCAATCACATCAACACCGCACTGTCTGCCTATACGCTCAATTTGAGTAGCAACAACTTCGGGAGTACACCCTTGCTCCTTTAGACCTCTTGCAAAGGTATTAATCAAACTTGCAACGCCACCTGCTGACGCAGGGTTAAGATATGTAGGCATTTCATACTTGCCCGTTTGTCGAATACTCGGAAGAACTTCTGATGTTACCCAATGTTTAAATTTTCTTGCACTTTCAAGTTTGCTACCGAATATGAGAGCATATAAACCACTTTCGTTAATCACCACTAAATCTTGAAATCCTGAGGGGGTCTCCATTTTGGAGATACCTCTGTCTTCATCTTCTACTCTCTTTCTAACTGCGTCTGTCGGCTTTGCGTAGCCTAAAGCCTCCGCTACATCTTTGCCTACAAAATATGGCTCTCCGTCAATAGTGACTGTTCTAATCTCGCCAAATTCTTCGTCCGTAAATTTTTGCAACTTGTTCATTCTTAGTTTTCCTCCTTTTCAATGAAATCCGTAATTGGTTTGCCTAATGCCTCTGCAAGCTTTCGTATGGTTGCGGCTTGTGGTCTTTTAATTTTTTGCTTTTCAAGTAGCGATATTTGATTTGCCGTCACTTGTGCCTTATATGACAATTCAGAAAGCGACAATCCTTGCTCCATGCGATATTTTTGCAAATTCTTTGTTGTATAACTCATATACTCACCTCCGTTCTGTAATTTATTATATTACGCGTGATGTAATATGTCAAGTATAAAATTATATTTTTTGAAATTATGTTATCAAAAGTGTAATTTGTATTGCATTTTTTTATTACACATATTATAATGAATTTACAAAGGAGGTGTATTTTAATGTCTGATTTAGCACACAATTTAAAAATACTATTATCTCAACGCCAAATATCTCAGCTTAAACTTGCAAAAGATTTAGGCATTACTTCCGCATCTATGTCTCGATATTGCAATGGAACACAAATTCCTAAAGCTGAAACCATATCTCAAATTGCCGATTATTTCGATGTTTCTGTCGACGCTCTGCTTGGTCGTAGTAGTTCATCACCTATACGAGAGCCAAAAACCCGTTCTTCAAAAATTGACTATCAAATACGTCAATATTTAGATGATCCTGGTAATATGATTGCATTATTGCTCGAAAGATTATCATACGAAGAACAAGAAGAAATCTTGTCACATGTATACCGAATTCTTGCTTCAAAGGATATCGTAGAAAAAGAAAATGCTCCTAATGAAGATAATTAAATCCATATTTCAAACCACGTGAATATTATTCACGTGGTTAAATACCACTTTAAAAGGCACATCGATAATATCGAAGTGCCTTTTTTATTAAAGCTATTTATTCATCAAATAATCTAAGTATTCCATCCACTCTGGAATTTTTCTTATACATTCCCTTACAGAAAGTCCTTCTAACCAACGCACATCATACTGCGATATGATTTGTAACTGTGTCGGCTTAGACCTTAAATTTATCCGTCCAATCTGCATATTCTTATATTTAAAATTTAACAATCCGTTTGAACGTCTGTCAATTTTCAAATGTTGTAAAGCATTTTTATTAAGCATTTCTCTTGCAAGATTTTCTATAAAAAGCTTTTCTTCTTCATTTGCTTTGTACTTTTTAGCTGAATCCGAAAAGGGCTTAATTTTCGATACTATTTTATCCAACACTTCTTGTTGCCATATCATTTGTAAATCCCCTTTCTTATTTCAACAGCGGTTGTATCTCGTCGACAAATTGGTCATACGGTATACAAGTATGCCCCTCTATCGCAACAGCCTTAAAAGAATGTTTATCGCCGTTTCTATCTTCTATTATTAAATTTGCCGTATCTGTATCAAAATCCCACGCAGTATAATTATGAATATATCTTGTGGTTGCATAATATACACCGTCCTTTTGAATTATATAATCGGAATCATTTATATATTCTGTCGGTGGAGTGTATTTACTTGTAACTGCCATGTTATCAACTTCTTTCTTTTCTGATATTGTGGCGGTGCTTGTTTGTGTATCATATTGTACGTCTTTTCCCAGTGCTTCACTTACCGCCCTTATCGGCAAGTATGTTGTATCGTTGTATAGGAAATTGTCGGCTTGTACCGCTTTACCGTCTACCACAACTTTGATTGTATTCGGTAAAACATTTATATTCTGCCACACGTCGGTTGCGTATACTCCTGCACACGATATAATACCCATAACGAGCATACCGCATATAAAACTTTTAATATTCCCTTTCATAAAAATACCTCCTTTGTGATACCTAAATTGTACCACAAAGGAAGATTTTTGTAAATATTTTTATGAAATATCTGTTATAAGTCCGCCCGAAACTGTTACAGTTTTTCCGTCTGCCGTTTGGAATGTTCCGCTTGCTCCTTGCTCAAACTTCCATTTACCGTAGGCATAAGAATTATCGCCGTTAGTGCCGAGAAAACTTTTTCCTTTTGATTTTAAATGTTCATAAAAACCCTCATTATATATTTGAAAGATTTCTTTTCCTTTATTATATAAAGTCAAATCAGAAAAACTTTGATTTACACTGTTGGGTTCATTACACCATAATCCATCTCTTTGTCCGTCAGCGTCGTAACTTTGGATACCGTTTTTGTCTATAACGGTTCTTGCGTTTTTATCTGTGCCTGTGGCAAATACACCTGTTATAGTAACATTACCGTCGTCGTCCATTTCAATAGTTTTCTCCGACAACTGATTGAATATCTGAAAAACAAAAGCACCGTTCATATTTCCGAGGTTTATTCTTCGTCTGCCCTTATTATCTTCGATATATAACAAATCACCGTCTAACAGCAGTTTTTTATTATCGGATCTAACGGGGTTTTGGGTACTGTTCACCGAACCGTGGAAATAGCTTGTTTTCAGCTTATTCGCTCTGCCCGAATTTTTCTGAACGGTTTTTAACAGTTTACCCATATACCACGCATGGTAATACGGATTTGCTAACGTCGGCTGACCTATTGTTACTGACGGTTGCTTTGCGCTGTATGGGTAATACGTCATTGATACAATTCGCTGTTTATGTTCGATATTATCTTCAAAAACGTGTACTATATCACCCAAAGAGATTTTATAAAAATCACCGTACTCGGCAAGTTTACTCAAATCAACCACATCACCCGTGATTGTCAGTTGAGGGCGGTCAAGTCTAAACTCGTTACCCCCACCCTTTAAGTCCCACTCGCCGAATGTCTTTAGCTTTTCGGGGTCATCGTAATCGCTGTAATCTCGGTACGCCTCACGAATACCGTACTTCTCAATACCCTCTTTACTGTCAATGTACGGCTTACCGCCGTTTACTGATGAAATCGTCAAATCGTCCTTGCCGTACATATACAGTCTTGTCGTCAACTCTTGCGTGTTTCTCTCGACTGAAAGACTTGTCATATTCTTCTTTATTGACATTCTCACGCCGTTATCTTTTCCGATACGCTCCACAACCGCAAATCGGTAATTGTCGTAGTATATTTCACCTCTGCCGTAAGCCTCTATGACGTTTTGAATTACGTCATAAGTATTTATCTTATCAGTCGGGTAAAAGTCGATTTTAACGCCGTCTGCGCCTATTCTCGTCATACCCATTTCCTTAAGTTCACTGTCGGGTATAAGCTCAAACTTTGTATCGGCTATCGCAAGTTTTATAACATCGTACGGGTCAACACCTATTGTTGATTTTGTCACGTCCGTATCGTTGCCGATTGTCGGCAAGTGATGATGAAGTGCGTCATCATAGAATATTCGGTTAGCTTTCACCGTCATAATTCTTGAACCGCTGTAATCTCGCTTTACAAATGTAATGCGGTATGCTTGTCCTTCAACCGATACTATACGATTTTCCTTTATAAGCTCCGCTTTTTCGTCTTTCATAGGGTACTTAAAAGAAACTGTGTGCGTTTCCTGCAATCCCTCGAACACCGCCACTTCATACGCCTTATTCAGATACGCAAGGCAACCGCCTGTGAAGTCTGTTTCGTTCCATTCGTGTAATTTAAAAGCCATGTTATTCACTCCATTTCATATTGTCAAAATCTACGTCGTACAAAAATTTAGGCGTGTAATTTATCTGCACGACACTGCCGCCTGTTACCATTATCGTGTTATCCAGTTCGGGAGCAAGTTCAAAAAACTCACCCTCTGCATATGCCATAAGGCTTGTATTTCCGCTATAAACTATTTCTTTCTCGCAGTCGATAACTATGTCGCCTGTGTAATTAACAGTGATACTCTTGCCGTTATTGCTTATGGTAAACGGACTTTTTGCACCCGTTACCGTTATAATCGGTTTGACGTGTACATCACCGATATTCGGTATGTTTTTGTATGTGCCGCTACCGTTCAATGTCAAATACTCGTCTTGACCTATTGGAATTTCGGTATCAAGTGAAATATCGGTGTCAAGGCAAGGTCCGTTCAGAGCGTCAAATATCAATTCCGAAAAAGGCTCTGCCTTATACGTCACTGACAAAACGGCTTTTCTGCCGTCATGTTCGGGTGTATATGACACGCTGTCCATTACCCTTACATTCCATTTAACAAACGGCATATCGTTAAAAATAAGCGTGCCTTTGCCCTTAAACCAACGGCTTATAGCGGTTAGCTTTTTGTTTAATTCTTCGGTACTGTCCGCACCGATGTTAAAATCAATCTGAAATTTTCGTGTATTGAAATATTCGTGACCCGACACGTCAGTAAAATCATATTCACCGTCTGTTTCGTCGGCACTTACGGTAAACTCCTTTACCTGTGGAAATACGGGACGGTCCTTTGTTCTGACCGTCACTCGTTTAAAATCCGTTGTATTTTTGCCGTTAAATTCAAAACCGTTACGCATATCTTTCCTCCTATAATCCTACGTATTTGTTCAATGCATCTTGTTTTTCTTCCGGTGTCATTTGCATGAAGTTATTTATGATCTTCCTGTTGTCGCTCATTGAATTATTTTCAATTTTGAAACTATCGAATTTGTCAAGCATTCGACTTAGCAAACTTTCTATATTACCACCTGTCGCCGAAACCTTATCGGTTATTGTTGCCACGTATGCAGATATGTTGATGTCGGCATTTTGCAATCCTGTAAGAATGTTTTTCTTGCCGTCCTCCATTTGCTTGTATTCAGCCTCAAGACTTTCAATAGTGGCATTATTCTTTTTCTGTAGTTGGTACAATTCTTCATCACGTTGCAACTGTTTCATTTGTTCCTGCAACTCTTTGTACTTCTGTTGCCCTCTGTCGGTCACTGAATTTGCGTACACATCAAGTTGTGCCTGTACCTCTGACATATCTGTTTTGCGATCCTGTACGTCCCAACTGTCACGAAGTTCTTGCTCTTGCTTTGAAAATTCGTCTTTGATGTTTGAAATATAGTCTTGTTGCTTTTGGAGCAGTTCATCAACCGCACTTGATTGTGACTTGTACAGTTCCATACTGTACTTGTTCGTGTCGTCAATAAATTCCTCAAAGCTCATTTTTCCTTTGTCATAAAACCATTTTGCTTTATCGATTTTACGTTGTAAGAAATCTTCCTCACTGTCACCGAACTTGTCCCAATCGTCATATGTATTTCTTAACTCTTGCCATGCGTCTGCGTCTTTTTGCCACGCCGAATACTCGTCAGCATTTTTTTGAGCCACTGCGTCATAACGTTTTTCTTCAAGTGCCTGTTTTTCCTCGACGTATTTTTGATAATTAATAACGTCATTCGCATAAAATTCTTCAAGACGTTCCGCCTCTCTGTCGATACCTGCAATGTAGTCATCTATCGACATATCGTGATACTTCTGCTGATGTTCAAGCCAACTGTCCGAGTAGCTTTTCATATCGTCATAAAGCGTTTCGCCTGCATCCGACACGTTGTCAACATAATCGTCCCAAGTGATTTTTGCGTCTTGTAAATCTTGATAATTTCTGTCTTTTATACGTTTGAAAGCGTCAAGCGGTGTGTCGCCGTTATCACCCCAATCGTTTATAGCGCTGTGCTTTTCAAGGTATGCCTTTGACTGTTCGTTGAACTCTTTCGTCTGTTTCTGCATAATAGAGAAAATTTGTTCCTCTATATCGGCAATATCCTTGTCGTTCGACTTGAATTTCTCTTGAAATTCTAACCACTTTTCAAGTTCTTGTGCAGTCGTTACTGCGTGCGTTTTGGTGTAATGCGTCCAATCGTCCTTGGCTGATGTAAACGCGTCCGAATTGTCTTTTCCTGTTGCGTAATGCGGTATACCCATACCCGACATTATCGCCTTGGTTTGTGACGCTGTGTACACCTTTGCACCCTTTGACAACGGCAATACTACGTCCTTGCCCTGTGGTATAAATGCACGTCCTTTGTCAACGATTAATTCTCGCGGGTCAGATATACCCTTTTCATCATTAACCATTGCCAAACCGCCCTCAAAATTTTGTGTACCTTTGGCTTTTTTTGCTTTTTTTACGAACATTCCCGAACTGCCAAACTTGGCCGCCGGAGCACTTTTATCGCTTAGTCCCTCTATAGACGAACCCTCAACAGAAACAGTATAATGGACTGTCGCAAATTTGTCTTCGGGTTGATAGCCGTCAGGTTCTGCACTATTCTTCTTAAATATAACATTGCCCTCTTTGGGTGGTGCCGTATAGTTGTCGGGTTCTGTGCTGTCGTTAGTCCATATAACTTTACCCGTTGCAGTGATTTCACCCAACTTATTACCATTCAAATCGTTAATATCAAAACCGCCTGTATCGACATTAAATTTAATCTGAACTTCGTCATTTTTGACAAGTTCTTTTAATTTTTCATCAGCTGTGTCCAATACAGAAACATCGCCCTCTGCATCGACTTGCAGTTTTACGTCACCTTTTGTATTTACATCATCTACAGCCTGTTGAAGTTCCTTTACTACCGAAATGTTCCCGTCGGCATCTATCACTATCCGCTTATTCTCGGGAATCAGTCCCATACTGTGTGCTAATTCGTTTGCCTGTTCGGTAATAACATCAAGTTTACCATTTTCGGCAGCCTCTTTTACAGTCTTAAATCCGTTTTGCAGTAAAGTGGCATTTGTTGCAATATCACCTGAATATGCTCCAAACTTTTGCATTGAATGAACATAATCGTTAATTATATTATTCAATTCTGTTCCGTCACCATTTGCCGCTTTTTCCCACGCAGACTCTAAATTATCAACTCCATTCATTGCCAATGCCGCGGCTTGAGCATAACTGTTCATATCCAGTTTGCCCGCTGAAATAAATTCTTTCATATCGGACAATGATTTTTCCACACTCTCATTATCCTTATTTGCCACTGACATTTTTAACAATTCAAGCTCCATGTTAGACAGTTCTTCTGCTGTATCATGTAGTTCTTGATGTGAACCGTCCAAATCATCCAGTTGCTTTTTATAATCTTCAAGTATTCCTGTCGCAACTTTATAACTGCCGGTGATTGAAGCAAGCACGCTTTCGGCATTCTTATCGGATTCATCTGTTATTGCGTTTTCATAGTCACTACCTATTGTATTTTTATATATCTCTTTAGCTTTCGCATACCCCTCAGCCGCAGTGATTTCGTTATTTGCTATTTTTGCAGTAATGTCACTGACTTTAGACTGTGCCTCTGAATATTTGGTCTGCAATTCCAATTCTTTGTTATAATTTTCTTGTGCCTCGCGTCGTGTTTGTATATAATTAGCATTATTATTTACTAATTCAGATAATTCGGCACGTTGATTATTTATGTTAGATTGCAATTCATTCTTAGACAGTTTTGTAACTTGTTCAACTGCGTCGTCTAAATTAGAATTATCGGAATTGATAACAAGATTGTATTCCTGTGATAGCATTTCCTTTATTTCTTCTAACTTGCTTTTTGCATTGTCAACTTGTTCTTGACTGCTTTCGGGGCTTTCAATAACCATTTTCAGCGACTTTATTTGTCCTTGAATATCATTCAAGGATTTGTATTTTTCAAGGCTTTCCTTGACTTTCTCGTTGCCCTCTGACAGCCCCTCACTCCATCTGTATTGTGATTGATACCACTTATCATATGCAACCTTTCCGGCTATCGCCGCCGTAGCAATACCGGCAACAGCTAATGCGGCAGGACCTGCCGCCGCACCGATACTTGTCAATGTCGGTGCAAACTTCACCAATGCTCCACCAGCTGAAAATGCCTTTTTGATGTTGCCTACTGCCTCAACGATTCCGCCAACACCTTTGATTGCTCCGGCACTGACTTTTGAAATAGCACCTATCGCAATAACTGTCGCACCGGTATTAACAACAACTTTCTTTTGTTCGTCTGACATTTGCGACAAACCTTTTGCAAAATCGGCTACTGTGGTACTCGCGTCCTTGATTGACGGCAACATCGTTTCACCTATACCCCTTGCCGCCTCTATTATATTCTGTTTTGCAATTTTCATTTGTGACGCAGTTGTTTCAGCCTTTGCGTCAAACTCGTTCTGCAATGCAATGTTTTCGTTCCATGCTGTATTTGAACGTGTTACCGCCTCGGTGATACCTGCCTCACTGTTTGCCAAACGTAACAAAGAATCACGCAAACGCACTTCGGTAAAGCCCATATCCTGCAACATACTGATTGCGTTTTCACCTGCACCGTCGGCATTTTGTAGACCTTTGATGAATGCGTCTATCGCCTCGGCAGGAGATGAATCAAACAAATTCTTAAATTCTTCTGTTGTCTTTCCTGTGATTTTAGCGAAATTCTCTAATTGTACGCCTGACGAAATCATTGAATTTAGTTCGGTGCTTGTGTAGCCTAAACCATCAGCCAATGACTTGAAGTCTTTGCTGTTGTTTGCGGATAGTAGTTGCAAATCTCTTAATGACATTCCTGTTTTGTTCATAACGTCATTAACCTGCGTATAACCGTTTGTAGTTGCCATTTGCATAGCAATCATAGCCTTACTGAACGCACTACCACCCATTTCAGCCTCTATACCAACGCTTGACAATGCGGTTGCTATACCTAATATGTCGGCTTGACTTAATCCGATTTGTGTACCTGCACCAGCTAAACGCATAGACATATTAGCTATATCCGATTCTGTTGTAGCGAAATTATTACCCAAATCAACTATTGAACTTCCCAAACGGTCAAAATTTTCTTGGTCCATTTTTGTAACGTTTGCGAACTTTGCAAGTGTTGCCGCACCCTCTTCGCCGTACAGATTTGTAGCAGTGCCGAGCATTGCCATTGTTTCAGTGAATTTAGATATGTTTTCAGTTTTTATACCCAACTGACCGCCTGCCGCCGCAAGTTCGGTTAATTCTGCCGTTGTTTCAGGAATGGCAGAATGTCCGTTTATTCCGACAGTCGTCATATCTATAATTTCTTGCCTAATCTTTTCAAGCTGTTCAGGTGTACCGTCAACAGTTTTCTTTACATTTGCGAAATTATCCTCAAAATCTATCGCAAACTTGGCACTCGCAACACCGCCCGCGGCAAGTGCAGTCGCCGCATACTGTAACGGTTTAGTTACAGTATCTATACCCTCACCGACTTCTTTCCACCGCTTACCTGTATTCTGTAGGTTCTGCGCCTCATCTGCACGTTCAGCGGCTTTTAAGCCTTTCTCATATTCCTCGTATTGCTCTGTTGCTTTTTTGACGGTTGCTTGTGCGTCGGTATATGCCTTTTTACTTCCCGACAATGCTGCCTCTTGCGTACGAATAGAATCGGATATACTTTGACTTTGCTTTGTGTATGCCTCAATCTCGGTATTTACCCAATTCAATGCCTTTTGATTGTCTTTATACGAAACACTGTTTTTGTCAAGACTTTTGTTCGCCTCTGTCAGCAACCTTTTCTCATTTGAACGCAAAGAAATTTGTTTATCTAATTCCGTTTTCTGCGCTTTCAGTGCCGTAACATTTTTATTTACAGACTTGACGTTATCCTCATACGCTTTTTTTGTATTCGTCAATGCCGTACGGCTTGTTTGCAAGGTGGTTTGTGCGTCTTGCATTTGCTTTTTATATGCCGTAAGACCTTTTGTACTTGTATTATTATTTTTGCTTTGCGTCTGCTCCAATTTTGACAATTCACTTTCAACACCGCTTATTGTTGCCTCTAAATCCGACGCATCACCTCTTATTCTTACTACTAATTCCGCCGCGTCAGCCATTACAAATCACCTCACTACATTCCATAAAACATTTTTAAATACGGGTCATTTCCCGTATATTCTTCTTCCTCGTCCTCAATTATAACTGCAAGTAATAATCTTGGGTCTTGTTTTGCCAAATCATTCGGCAATATACCGTGATATTTCAGCATTGTCCCATATAAATCGCTTAATCTTCCTTTTCGGTTGCCTGCTTCGGCAGGCTTTCCTCGTTTTTTCCCGTAAAATCGTCCATAAACCACTTCATAACTTCACGACACATTCTCATTTTTGCTGAAACAGCCGTGTCCAAAATATCTTGTGTCGCCTCTGTACCCTCAAACAGATAGTCAACGGCATCTGCACATACCGACGTAGCCGTTACTTTTTCACCCTCTGCAACGTCCATATATTCTTTTTCAACCAACGTTGCCGCACCGAAACACCACGGTTTTGATACATACTTCTTTTTATTGTGTACAAATGTCAATACTCTTTGCATTGTTACTCGCTCCTCTCTATACGAAAAAAGCACGCCTTTCGGCGTGCCTTGTCTTAAAGTGCTTTCTTCACTGGATAATAGTTCATATCCTTAAACCAGTTTTCTTCAAGTTCTGTCTTTGTTACACCCTCCGGCAAATCGCTTTCGTCAAAGTATGCGTAATAGTTGTTGTCAAAATCACGTTGTACGGCTGTGTATGTAGCCTTTGCGGTTTGCTTTTCAGGTGCACCGCTTGACGCTTTAGTCTTACCGCCTACGTTTGACGCAAAGCTGTATGAACCCTTGTAATATCTTACATAACGGTATGAGCCGTCAGACTTCATAATTCTCCACGCAACACCGAAATAAACGGTTTTTGTATCGTTGCCAACCTCTACTACACCGTCTTTTTGTGTCAGTCCACGCCACATTGCATCAACCTCCGGCGGAATATCCGCATTTGTGATGTCGTGACCTAATTTTTCAATGTAGTTTGATGTTTCATACGCACCGTTATCGGCGTCAAAAACATCACTGCCGCCTGCGTCTGTCGGTGCAATTTCGACAGTACCTCTCAAATTATACGGATCACCATATGTTGCACCCTCTGATGTGTCTGTTAAAACTGCGAAAAATGTGTACTTGTCCACACCTATTGTAGGTAGTGGTTTTCTTTTTTTTGTATTTGTCATAAATCAATCATTCCTTTCTACTACTTTCGTAAATCTCATTGTTTTGTGTTTTATACTTGTGTCGGGATTGGGCACGTCCATTGTCATTTCGTGATAATATTCATTATCAGTCAATAATTTATATACCCTCTCCGACAATTCAAAACACGTTTGCGGATAATCGGCGTAAATATCAATCTGAACAGTTGTATCATTCGTAACAACCGTATTGTCATATGACATTGAGCCTTTGTCCGTTAGCGTGTAATATGCTATTGCGGGCAATTTATTAAAATTATCGGGATAAGCAAAACATACGCTTACATCATCTATCTGTTTTAAAATATTCCGCAATTCAAGGTTAATATCATACACCGTATCACCCTCCCTACGCTAACACAAATACTTCGTATTTGCTCGCTATAACTCGTTTCACGAGTTATACACCTCCTTAAACTTAGCGATTATCTCGCTGATGTTATTTTTCAGTGCAGGTACGAGGAACGGCTGTGGTGCTTGCCCCGACGTTGTGTAAAATCGACCGCCACTGTAATACGTCCAGTGCCTTTTTGACGTATGCGAAACAGATTTGTCGCCCTTTGAGCCTGTGCCAAATTCGACATAAATACCGTAATCGGCAGTCGGACCGATTGCAACGCTGTCACCGTCCACTTGGCTTACGATACTGCCCCTAAGTCGTCCTGTTGCAAAAGGACAGTTTGCTACTGCGTGCGCTCTTACGACTTCACCCGCCATTGCCAAACCTCGCTGTATTTTATCGCCCGACGCATACTGTGTCAGCTTGTCAACAACGTCGTCTATCCCCTCGATTGAAAAATTCATTTCATCCTACTCCTTTCGAGCATTGCTACCAAACCGCTGTCCCATTTTTGTACATACGTTATATCGTATATATCGCCGTCATATTCAACCTTACTGCCGACATTTACATCGTCCGACATATCGCAGAACATACGCATTTGACATTCTATATCAAGACCGTATTCTTCTCTTGCTCTGCCACCACTGTACGGTTGTATATCGGCTTTGATTTCGGATAATACCGTCTTTTCAGCTTTGCCTGTATAGTCGTCAATCTCGTATTCTGCAATTATGACGTCTTTATCGTAAAACCTACTAAATACCGACATCACTCGGAACACGCCCCTTTCGTTTACGGAACGGGTCAAGACGTTTATAATAATTGCTGAAAATCTCATCATTATCATTTTCGGCATATGTTACGGAACGTTCGCCCTCGCTTACGCTCTTGACTACTTCGGGACTTTTACTGTCCCCATAGCCTTTTATTCTATACATATCCGCCGCAATCTTCGGAACAAGACTTTCAAGCTGACGGGGCAAAACCTCAATATGACAGTAAGACATAATCATATTAATTGTGTCGTTAATCAAAAAGGACAACAAGCCGTCTTGCTCGTCGTCCTTTATTCCTAACAGCATTTTTAGTGTCCCTAAATGCTCCATATTATTCACCGCTTACAACGTCGGCACTGCCCGACTTTCTCGCTTTGCCGTCTGCAGTAACTTCCGCAACTGTAATTTTGTGACCGTTTGTCGCAGTAATTTCATCACCGTTGTTAAACTCTGTCCACTTTGACAAATCGTCGTCATACGCAACACTTGGAGCGGTGCTTGCGGCAGTCTTGTAAACCAACTTGTGACCGCCGATAGGCTTTGGCGATACCGTAATAACAGTGTTGCCTGTTGTGCCGGCAACCGATTCAACGTCCAATTCACCCATCGCCGGAACACCGTTCTTAAATGCGGCAAATGCGTCGTCCTTAACAACAAGGAAACCTAAACGCATAGTTGCCTTGATTGCAACCATATCTTGCTCGGCAAGTGATAGCGGTTTACCGTCACTGTCAAGAGTGCCTTGTAGTGTAGCCTCTGTAAGAATTTCGTAATTGATACCCGCACGCATACCGACAACGGCATATTTAAAATTACCTGTGATAATATCGGCACGTTTATTGTCCCACGCACCGTTACGTACAAATTCGATAGGCTGACCGTACAGCTCACCGCCTGTTGTACCGTTGACATATGCAGGTGCGCCGTTTGCGTCACGTAGCTTTCTTAGCATATTCTTAACACCGATACGACCGATAAATCCCGACGGGTCATAGCCGTTTTCTTCAATCATTGACATTGCGTCAGATATAGCAATATCAATATTTGCATTGTCCGTAACAACCATATGCTTACTGTCGATAGCGTTCATAATGTTTGTCTTGAACGGTGAATTTGTACCAAAAATGCACGCCGCGTCAATCGCTCTGTAGAATGCCTCTGCGATTTCCGGCTTTAGTTCTTCAAATACGCTGATAGTCGGATCTTCCAACTTTTCCTTTGTTACCGGAATAATAACGGCTAACTTCTTAGCCTCGATTTCAGGGTGAATCCAAGTAGCACCGCTTGTCTTAATTCTTTCACCCTCACCGACCCAGTAAGCACCCGGACCGTCTGTAAGTACGTTAAACTTTTTCTTCTCGTGTTTCATTTCCTCGACTTTCGCCATTCTTAAAACACTTGAACCCCTTGTCACCATTTTGATGATTTCTGTTGCCTGTTCGACAGGCACAAAACCTGTCAATTCATTTTTTAAATAACCCATTTATTTCACTCCTATCTTTGATTTTCTCTGATTATGTCCATAAAACTGCCTGTGTTGTGACCGCCACTGCCACCGTTTAAATCCGGTGTTTTACCCTTTAAACGCTCGGTAACACCTGCTTGTACATCTTTGTCATAGCTTTCTTTTATCTTGTCAATAACCGCCTTTGTGCTATCCTTGTCCTCTGCTACAATGTACTTCGCAATCTCGGCAGACAATCCGACTTTGGCAAGTTCCGTTTCGGCATATGCAACGATTTTTTCACGTTCAAACTCTGCCTTTGCTTTTTCAAATTCTTCTCGTTCCTTGTCGTCGTCCTCTTTTTTTCTTTGGTCGGCTGTAAGCTTGGCTTTTCTCATGCCCTCTTCTTCGGCGTCCTTTAGCTTTTGTTCAAGGTCCTTTTCCCACTTCTCTTTTGCCGCCGCTACTGCGTCATCAATCGCCTTTTGATTGTCGCCGTCTTTTTGTTCGGTTGACTTCTGCTCTGCGGACTTCTCTTGCTCTTGATTTTTTGTTTGCTCTGCTGTATCTGCCATTCAAATCATTCCTTTCTTGTAATTTTAGGTATAAAAATAAGACGTATAACCCCACGTCTAACAGGGAGATAATCGGATCACCATTCCTTTCTTCTATGTGTATGTTGTGCCTACTCTCACACTATCACCGCCTTTCAATGTATCAAAAAAGCACGTCTAACAACGTGCTTTATATTTATCCTGTTTTCAAAAGTCTTTTCTTGCGAATATTATCTATATATGTCTTATACTCGCATTCACAACGTTTTAAGTCCTCAACTTGTTCTGATTTTGTCTGATGTCTACTTCGTTCAATCCTTAATCTTTCCTGTTCTTCCAAATACATTATTGTTTCGTCTATATCTTCACTTGTAAATCCCTCAAATTGTGATAAGTCAACAGGTCTGTCATCTATAAGAAAATTAGGCATTTAAACCACCTCCCAAAAATCTATTTTATGATTTTCTTTTAATTTCGCTAATGCTTTTAACTGTGCTTCTTTTTCAGAATAACCATTACTTGCAAACTTGCTTACGTATAGATTATATAACTCTGTAGAAACTTCCTGTTCCGAAGTATACGAATACAAAGTTCCGTCGTGACATGCAACAAAAGCTTTACTATATCCCTGTTCAAAGAAACAATTAAAATCTGTTGCACTCGGCGGCATACTTGCAGGGTGGGAATGTATGGCATAAACATTTCCATATCGTGCCAAAATCTTATTCCGACGTTTAGACTTAGCAACACCGCTTGTTTCTTTTTCATTAAGTGCGCTTGCTATAATTTCACCCGTATTACCATCAATCCAATACATATCTTCAAACTTTGTGCCGCTTCTGTGCTTTAACGCCGCTTTTGCACAATCGTATAATGTTTTATTAACCGCTTTATTTTCACTTATATTATCAAACTTACGTTTATATTCTCCGCTTTCAATATAAGTTTTATTCACAAGTGTAACTTTATTTCTTCCATATCTTTGGTTTTCAAGTGCAACCGAACCACTCCTTGCTTTTATTATACCACGTTTTTCACTATTTGCAACATATTTTAACGCATTTTTCTGTTCGTCCGACAGACTGTTTTTCCATTCGTTAAACGTCATACTGCCGTCAACTTTGTAATTTTCGCCTGTGAGTGGATCGCGTGCAATACGGCTTGTCAAATTCACGTCTGCCATAATCGTAACACAACGACAGCGCGGGTGTATCGGCGGGAAGTTTTCGCCCTCAACGGCTTTGTCGGTATCAAACACGCTACCGTCAAGATTACCGCAAGTGTCGCACGTCAATTCAGACAGTGCCGCAACAAAACGATACTGTTTTATGCCGATTTCCTCATATGCCATTCTCTGCCCTTGGTTCATAAAATGTGCCGTTTCACTTCGCACAAGCGTTTCGGCTGATGTTCGTATTCCACCCGGTGCAGTGTCTTTGACGTAATCAATCAGCTTGTCGGTCATACGGCTTACACTGTGACCGCTGATAATACCGTCCTCAATCGTCTGTCCGACTGCCTGTATAAATCTGTCGTTATGTATCCACACTCTCTCGCTGTAGTTGTGACCGTGCCACGGCTCGCTTAACACCATATTAACCGCTCTTTGCGGAACGAGTGAAAAATCAATACCGCAGTTCAAACCTTTGGCGGTATCAAAAATGTTTGTATAATACGCCGTTTTGACTGCACTGTCATACAGTTTCTTTTGCTCTTTTATAGCCTCATTCGCAACGTGCCTAAAGTAAATATATACATTACGTTTCAACCCCTCTAATCGGCTTATTCTCGCACCGTATGACTGTGCATTTATACGGTTTAGAATTTCTTTTTTGACCGTCTTGTCGTCTGTTTCGTCGTACAGTTCAAGCAGTTCTTCGTACTGTTTGTCGCTGTCGGCTATGCTCATCAGCCGACGTGCCTCTTTTTCGGGTATATCAGTTGAAATATAGGCTTTAAATGTTTTCTCAATGTCATTGTTTACATTCTTGATTGCTCGCTCATATGCCTTAATTACACCGTCCTTAACGCTGTCCGCTTGCGATTGTAAATATGTTTCGACTTCAACGGCACGTTTTACCCAATATGCCTTACTCTTCATTGTAGTTTACTTTCCTTGCCGAACTTTCAGCGATACGTATATCCTCGGCGGACTTTTCCGCTTGCTCTCTGCGTGCGATTTCAACTTCTTCCTTTGCGTCTGTTATAAACGGCAGACGCTCTAAAAGTGTTTCGTCAGACGCAAGACCTTTGAGGTAATTAATCATCTGTGCTATTTCAAGTTCGTTTGCAGGCAAGTTATATGTAAATCCTATATCAACTCTGTGCGACGGCACTTCTTTCATTGCGTTTAATGTCACTAAGAAATTGTTGTAAATCTCCAAACGTTTTCTCAACGTCTTAGCAAAATTACGTTCTTTGTTCTTGACGTGCTGTTCAAATCCCAACAGCTTGTACTTTATTGCCACACCCGACAAGTTGTTGCCGAAACTTTCGTCCGACAGGTCGGGAACGTGTGACAAACGGTGTATATCGTCCTTGATGTCGTCACGCAACACCTTTGTATCAGCCTCGTTCAGCACCTTTGACAGATACTCCGCCTTTGCGTCACCGTCACCCATTAAGATACGTTCTACCAATAATTTTTTTGCCTGTTCGGTGTCAAGGTCGCAGTTACACAAAAACAACAGCGAATTAACAAATTGCTCTTTGTCGTTAATTCTATCTGACATCAACACATTGTATGCGTCAATCTGCGTTATAAGCTGTTCAAAATCACCCTGCATTTCCGTATTATTTCTGTATTCGATAATAGGTACATCAAAAAAGTAATGTGGTTCAACATTTTGCAATGACAATGCCGTATAGCTGTCAAGACCTGTGTATGTATATATAAACGATTCGTCATACACACGACAAATACTGCCTGTGCAGTAGCCGTCAAGGTCGTATTTCTTGTAGTAATATACCGCAAACAACGGCTTTTCAAATGCCGACTGTGAGTAACATACAAATGTATGCTCCGGGTCCAATCGCACACTTCTCGGCTTGCTCTTTTCGTCCGCATAAATAAGTTCATATGCTTTGCCGTAAATGCTCATATTTTTTACGATTTCACTGTCAACACTCGGCATATCCTGTTCCAAATATTCGTTTTTGATTGCCTCAATATCGTATTCGTCCGATACTGCGTATGTTACAGGATTGCCGACAAGATAACTCTGCGTCATATCCGTTATGTACTTTGCGTGATTACACATTATGCGGTTGTTTGCCACGTTTTTGCCTCTTTTTCTGCGGCTTAAAATACGGTGGTCGCCCATATAGTAATCGTGCAATAATCGGTATCTCTGTCGCTCTCGCTCGTGCCGTTCAATCAATTTCGTTATGATGAACGGTGTCACACCGCCTGCGACTATATCTTCATCAATTATCATATTCCGTACTCCTCTCTTGAATAGATTTTAGCTTTCTTATCCTTGCGCCAACTCTCAACGCCGTATCTCAGCGCCGCCATTGCGTCATCAAATACATTGACGGGTTCGTCAGTATATTCGCCCGACTTTTCATCAACTCGCCAACGCCATTGTTGTATCTCTTTGATTACATTCACGCAAGACGGATGAATGTGTATCTTTCTGCCTTTCAGCCAGTCAATCTGCGATTGTATGCTGTTCGGATTTTTAACAACTGCCCTTGCGCGATAGCCTGCCTTTCGCCACATTTTTATACGGTCCGGCTCTGCACTGTCGCACCACATTGCAAGACTTTTACTGAACTTCCCGTCAGCCTTAGTGATAATCTCTGTCGTGTCCATTTCGTGTACATACAGTTCATTACAAACGTAAATATCACCGTCCTTATAACCTAACGTCAATATGGCATTTGCGTGATTAAATCCGAAGTCCTGTCCTATTGCCATAGCGTCAAAACGGCTCATATCTGTATCAAATTCTTCAATTCGATAATTTGAGAATATAAGACCGCCTGTTTCGCCCCATTCGCCCAAGCCGTAAATTCTGTAGCCCTCAGGGTCAACTTCTTTACGACGTAGCATACGTTGCCTGTATGCCTCGTCACAAAATCGGTTTGTTAAATATGTGCTTTGGTGCGTTAAGACGTTATCGTCCTGTATGTCGAAAAACACTTTCTTTATCCAGTGACTTGACGATACAGGGTTAAATGTCAATTTTATCTGATAAAAAAGACCGTCAGGGAGTTCACCTCTCAAACGGTCATCTATAATTTCAAAATCCTGTTGTACAAGCTCCGTAGCCTCTTCAATCCATACATCTGTCAATTTACCGTTCGCAAATGTGATTGATTTCAGTTTTTCACGTTGCTTGTTGTCGTTGACACCACGAAATATAATCTTGTTGCCGTTGACACAGGTAAATGATAACGGACTTTGAGTGATTCTCCACGCTCTGCCTACTCCCATTCGATTTATAGCCGATTCGAGTTCGGCAAATGTACTGTCACGGTTAGTTATATCGGACTTTCGCACACATACAAGATTACGTCCCTTGTCACGCATTAAACGGAGTATGTATAACTGTGCAGTATCGACGCTCTTGCCACTTCCGGCACTGCCTTTCATTACAACATAACGCTTTTTACATTGATGTACAGGTTTGAATATCGGATTGAACGGTACTGTTATGTTGTTCATTCGTCCTCACCACCGTAATCAATCTTAATGCTGTAGTCCATATCACCGTCAACGTTTAATTTGTCTGTGAACAATGCGTAGTATTTACCCAACATTTCCGCCGCTTTGTTTACGTCCGACACCTTTGTCGGTATTTCAACACATATCGGTTGCTCTGCCTCGTCAGTGACTTTCTTGCCCTTGTCGTCATAGTGTGATTTTCGTGCTTTGCACGTCACTACAACCGTTTCGGGTTTCTCACGTCGCATAACAGCCGTAAGCGTTTTCAATACCTCGTCCTGCTTGGCAATAAGAGCGTCCTCTTTCTCTTTCAGCCGCTTTTGAATATATTCCTGAATTTCAGGTTTCTTCAAGTTCTCATTTCCAATCGAATACGCCGTCTTTTCCGAATATCCCGCTCTTAATGCCGCTTGTGTCGCGTTCAAATCAATCAAATATTCCTCACAAAACAACTTTTGCTTTTCAGTCACTCTTATCACCTCACTTTCACATTTTCTGTTTGATTACATCGTATAACCGTTTTTTGTCAACGCACGTTTAAACGCTTTGCGTTTATGTCGACACTCGCACCAATTTTTATTATCCTCGTTCCATTTGCGTATGAACTTCTTGCGTTCTCGTTCGTATCTTCGTTTTTGCCAATATACCTTTATTCTTTCAAACATACTTATTTCCTCCAAAAATAAAAACAGACTGCATGATTAACACATACAATCTGTTCTAATTGAACAGCAGGCTTTGAACCTGCAACCTCCGCAATCAGATTATATAATCCTCTGCGACGCTCTAACCCGTTGAGCTATGTTCTGTACTTTAATATCTCCATTCCCACCAATCACACGAGATATTCACCCATCATCTCACGATGATACACTTACCTTTTTACGAAAATAACGAGCTGTAAGATATAGAACACAAAATATTGCACTGTATATATGTTTTGCATTATTTTTTGTTTGCTCATTCTTTTCGCATTATAAATTATACCATAGGAAAAACGGACAAAACGGACAAGTTTAATTTTTTTTCAAAAATCTATTGACACGTTTTCTCACTGCGTCAGCCGAATTGCCACCACCCATCTTGAACGCTATCCACTGCCACGACGGCATAACAGCGCCATCTATGTATCTGTATCGGAATATACGACGTGTTTCACTGTCGGATATTGTAGCGACAAATAATTCAATCTTTTGTTTCTGCCATTCTAATCGTTGACGTAATATAATATTATTCTCGTTCTTTTTCGTTGGCTCAACACCCGATACCGATATACAGTGCTTAACATACGGAAATTCACTGTCAGAGCCTGTGACAGTACCGTGTACCGTATTACTGTTTATCCTGTCGTTTACCTCGTTCAATTCTGCCACAATACTGCGATACTGTCGTAGCTCTTCCTTTTTCAAACCAATTCCCCCTATGCTTTCTTATCCGGTACATATTCCGGACACTTTTCAATTTTTTTTACCTTCTGCCGACAAGTCGTTTTCGTCTTTAATATTATTAAGACACGATATTACTCTGTCATTCATCGTAATTTGAAAATTTTCGTTCTTCGGTAATAGGCACTCTGTTTCTCCTTTATGGAATACGCATTTTTTGTTGTTGCAAATCATTTTAATTCCCCTTTCCGTCTTCTTTTATAACTATATTAAGTTGTCGTCCTAACCACTTTAATCCGTTTGTAGTTAACCAATAATAAGTATGGTTGTCACACTTCTGTACATTTATAATATCTTTCGGATTTCTTCTACTTGAAAAAATCTCATTTCATTTCCTTCATTATTTCATCTACACATTTTGCACAATAACAGCCTTCAAGTCCTTCTATTTTGTATAGAGAACTCATCCACATTTGATTCCATGTGCCTTTATCAATACATCTTTTACAAGAACCTTGACCTTCTCCCTCACAACGTGTAACTTTTATTTTTCTTGAAATTCCTTTAATCTGTCCTCTAAATATTCAATCTCATCTTTCCAATGCTCAATTAGCATTTCTTCGATTTGTTGCTTTGCGTCATCTATACTATCAGCCCACAATAGGTCATCGTCTGCACTTAATTCTTTTGATATATAATAAAATGCTTCATCATCCATTTCATCTTGAACAAAACTCGCAATTACCTCATCATCATCTTCATAAAATGGGCTAAAACGAAGTTCGTGCCATTCTTCTCCAAATTCATTCTTTTTGACTTTCCATTCTTTCATTTTTTATTCCTCAAACAATTCGGGATTATCATTCATATCGTGTATATTGCCTATAACACTGGCTGATTTCCCGTCACCGCACCAGTATAATAAATCTTCTCGTAGCGTCAATAACGGCTCATGTTGCCACTCGAATAATTTTCAGCAATGTTTTATTTGTGTATTTCGGTAGCGACTTTTTGTTGTAGCCGCTACCCTTAAATCCCTTATACTTTTTGCTCATACTCATACAACTTCTCTATTGCCTTTTTCATCGGCTCAAAATTTTTAATTTCTCTGTCTATGGTTTCTTGTGTCACAGGCGAAAACTTTTCCGCATTTAGCGTTATAAATCCGTTTTTATATTTTTTTGTCAACATTTTTATCTTCCTCCAACAATGCCGTAATCATCTATCAAATCGTACACGCTGACAGTATGTTTTGCCATCATACCGCCTAACGCTTTAACCGCTGTGCATTTCTGCAATTCGCCTGCTACCTTGAAATTATGCAGCCTATCATCAGTTGCGTATTCGTCCGCCTTATTACATAAAACAGTTTTACACTTTTCTATGCGTTTGTTTATAACTTCTTCAAATTGTTCAGTTCTCATTGTTTACTACTCCATTAAATTCAATGTTCTCTCCAGCTTTTTATCCGCTATCTGATTTATTTCGTCATTACTGATATGGAATAAATATTGCAACTGTATCATCATTACAATTACGTCTGATAATTCCTCTTTGACACTGTCTTTTATCTCTGACATAGTTTTTCTTACAGGTTGTCCACCTTGTGCTGTTCTCATATACTTAGTTAATGCTTGTGTCAGTTCTGCCATTTCTTCAATTACTAATGGTATTTGTCGTTCGCCATAGTCATCCGCTACTTGCAACCACTCACTTTGCGAACGTATCGGCATTATACCCACACGATTATTCCATTCGTTTATAACCTTGTCTTTATATCCACTCATTTTACACGTCGTACCACACTCGTTGCATTCTACAACGTAACGACCGTCATATGTTTGATACAATCCTGCTTTACCACCGCAAAACGGGCATTTTTTCAGTTCTATACCTTTCATTATTTCTTCCTCACTTCTCTCATCTTCGTTTCTCTCACCATTTTCTTTACGATTTTCTCTTAACGCCACCACTGTGTTAATTATTGAATTCATCATATCGACTGTTCTCCTTTATCATTTAGAAATCCTGCTCACACGGCTCATACTTCTTGTGGAATACATCGGGTTTGCAAGGATAATACTCTTCTCGTAAACCCTTTATAATATAATCGCCAACACTTGCTTTCATATCGCCTTCTAATGTTGATATAAATATAACAGGCTCTAAGCCCTCTACACGGATAATATGTTTTTCTAATCCATTTGTAAATTTTATAATTTCCTCAATGTTATGCCCTTCCCATTGCACTGCCTCAATTTCACACGGTTTTGTTTTGTATCTCATTCTTCTACCTCCGTCATTTCTTTTACAAGGTCGTCAATGTTGTCCTCGATTTCTGAGCACTCAAACGTACCGCCGTCAGTATTAAAGCCATCTTTGAGCATTTTCGCAAATTCTATTATTGCATTTGAACGTTCTTTAAAAATCAAAGTGGATATGTCTTTATTTTTTTCTTTAAGCAACATTTCCGTTACTTCCGTTTCTTTTTTTGCACTTGCTACATCATCTTCAAGTAGCTTTATGACACCTTTGTATCTTGCAATCTCTGCCTTTTGATGATTGATATTGTAAACCAATTCTTGCGTGTTTAAAGAATTTATATCAGTCATTGTTCTACTCCTCCAATTCAATGATTTTAAATATTTCACTTTGTTGTTTAGCACCGTCAGTTTTATCAATAATGCCCTGTTTTATTGCAGTATATAAATCAGCTAATCGTGCTATGATGAAACATTCCCCGCAATTAAATTCACCACTGTTATACATATCATCATAGCATTTTGCAAACTTTTCGCCATCGGTTACACATATATCCGACAATTCGTTTGCCTTAGCTTTCAGCTTATTTCTTGTAGCTTTATCAATCATCATTCAACACTTCCTCAATGAATTTCTTAAACCCGTCAAATTCTGACGGTCTAATCACTGCTACCGCACCGCCGGAAGTTAATATTTTATCTAAATGACTACGTTGTAGCGGTGCAAGCTTACCGTGTTCAGCTTTAATTTCAACACCGATAAATCTACCATTTGCACATACAATTAAATCAGGAACGCCCGCTCTTGTACCTCCGCAACCATAATATTTAACCACATAACAGCCTTTACTTCTAAGCCATTGCTTAACTCGGTTTTCAAAATTCTTTTCCTCTGCCATCAGCCAAATTCCTTTCTGAATAATTCGTCTGTATAATCTTTTCGCATTAACAGACACTCATATATCTTTTCTTCCAAGCTCTTATGACACATCATTATGTGATAATAGCATTGTTTTTCTTGACCGATACGGCATATCCTCGCTTTTGATTGCTCAAACAGTTCCGAACGTTCCGGCAGAGAAAAATATATAATTCTGTTCGCCTTTTGCAAATTTAATCCCATAGCTCCGGCTTGATATTGTATCAATGTAACTGAATTATCGTTATTTTCGTATTCCTTTAGATCCTTAACTTGTCCGTTTACTATGCTTATTGGTCTATCAAACAGCACTTTTCTTAATGCTTCAAGTTCGGTATTGAAATTGTAGAATATAATAACCCTGTCAGATGTAGAATTAACTAAATCAATTAATCGCGATATTTTGTCTTTGCTATATGCACTGCATAACATTCTTGCATACAGTCTTTTTGACAATGTACTGTCGCCTGTCAATTCCTTATCGTCTATCTTGATTACTCGGTCTTTCATAAACTTTTTATAGTCTGATGAAACAGTCGAATATTCCTTGATAAACTTCTTTTCAGGTAACTTAATAACTTCTTCTGCCTTAGCAAATACCGCTCCGTATTCCTTTAGTTTTGCCTTTAATTCGCTTACATTCTTGTATCCTGTAACTACTCTGAACATTGGACCGCCGTAACTTCGCAATTCCGTTTTTATGTATCGGTTATAATATGCCGTTTTGGTAATCTTCCAACCTAACAAGCGTAATTGCGAATACAGGAACTCATACTTGCCGTCTGTCGGTGTACCGGATAACAATATTGTGTGTGACGGTTTCAACGATAATATGAACTTCGTACGCTTTGCTGTTTCATTTTTTATCATTGAGCTTTCATCTAACATCATAGTAAAATCTTTTAATTGTCTTAGTTCTGCACGTCTGTAAGCCAATTCGTAATTTATGATACCGATACATTTGTGTATCGGATATGTTATAAATGCCTGCATATCCTTTTTATTCGTCAAATCAAATACTGCATAATCCGTATAATGCTCTTTGAAATGCTCGTACCAGTCTTTGATTTTAGACTTTTGGCAAACGACTATATTTACACGTTCGCCGTATAATCGTAATCGTTCACTGCCTATAAACGTCTTACCTAATCCCATATCATAGTAAAATGCCGAATTATCTTTATCACTCGTCAATGCAAGTGCTTTTTCTTGATAATCAAATAATTTCATTGCTTAACTCCTTATATATGCCCTACCGCCCTAATTTTTAAAATTTAATGTAGGACACTTTTTAAACCGCATTATTACGTTATTTTCACGTTATCGCCCTACCGCCCTACACGTTTTTTGCATTTTTTATTTTTTTTGAAAATATATTAATTATAAATAATTCAGAAAAATATTCTCTAATATATACATATTGTTTTCTGTCGGTTTTGTCGGGCAGTTAGGGCAGTTATATTAAATATTAAACGGCAAATCTTCATCTTCAACATCTTCTTCTACAAAATCACCGTCATCTTCATACAGGCAAATACAACGTATTCTTGTACCGTTTATCTGCACTTTAACGGCAAGATTACGACCGTCTGTTTTAGCAAGTTTGCCGTTTCGTGCCATCCATGAAAGTGTTGACTGTGGATTGAAATTGCCGCCTTGCAACATAGCATTAAATCTGTTTCGTAAAATATATATGTATCCGTCTTTAATAATTCCCCAACACTCATTGCCGTTTGATGTGAAATTATCGTGATTTGAAATGATTTCTTCACGCAGGTAATCATATGCACGTCTATTAACGTTCAACATATCCTTGGTCTGCAAATATGGTTTAATATCATCTATACTGATTCGTACACCGTCATTAAATATCCAACGTTCAGACAGTTCATCAGCGGTTAATAATGCCGCCGCTGACGCAATTTGTTTGTCCGTTGCCTCTGTATTATCTTCCAACAGTTTAATGTATTTTTCGTGCAATGCTCGTGCTTCGGCGATATTTCCGGTTAAATTATCAACAAATTCTTTACCGGCGTGACCGTAATTTGATTGTATTGTTCTGCAAAATTCTCGTGGATTTTTGAAGAACTTACCGCCGTTACATTCGATTTCAATAACACGATTGACTGCACCGCCACCCGATGACATTGACGTTATCGGACGTTCACCTGTGGTTATAATACAATTTCGCCACGTCTTAATATTTTGTATACCACCGTCTTTTTTACCGCGTAAACGTCCTGTACCCTCGCACAGGCGGTATATTATATCATCAAAGTCAGAACGTTTATTCAGTATCTGCAATTCGTCCATACATAGCGGCAGTGAGTTTAAACACGCCGCATATAATTCATTACCTACATCAGTAGAATTGAATGTATAGGCATATTTACCGATAACCGGTTCAGCCCATACAGACACTGCCGCAAGCAACGCAACCGATTTACCTGTTTCCGTATCACCCCATAGGTGAACGAAAAACGGCAACGCTCCGAGCGGTTTTAACAGCACACTCGCAAAACTCGCCGCCATTACCATACGAACAACGATATTGCCGTTTTTGCGGTAATCTCTGATTATTTTAAGCCATTTTTCATAACTGCCGACCTCTCTTACCGAATTAAATAACTGTCTGAAACTGTCCTGTCCCTCAAACTCCAAGTCCGATATATACGGTGCAAATTCTTTAAATCCTCTGCCTACCCAACCCATATGGTCACACGATTTTTTTTCGATTATTTTGTCATAATTTATGCTTTCAAAATCGCTTAAAAACTGTACGAGTGCCTTTGCATTTTCTGATGTTACACCGACACCGTATTCGGCTAATTTTACGATTTTGTTCGCACTTGCAAGGTCAGAACGTGGGACGATTTTAGTTTTATAATTTCGTCCCGGTCTGCCGTAAACAAGTTGCACACTTTCAACATCAGTATCTACATTTGAATATCTTGTTATCATAAATATCGGGTGTGGACACGCCGTCACTTTTTCACTGAACTGCCCTTTAAACCTATATACTCCGTCATCAGTTGCAATCCATTCGCCTGTGTCCCACATTATCGCCGTACCGCTGAACTCCATTACATTGCCGTAAACAATGCTTTGACCCTTTTGCGCTCTGACATAGTTTGAAAATTGTGTTCGGAAATTAGATACTTTTAATTTCTTTGCTTTTTCTGCCATTTGCGCCACAAGCTGACCTTTGATAAACTCGTTGCCGTCAGCTTGGTCTATTATCCATTGAAACGGTTTTGATGATATTAAAAAATCGTCCTTACTGAAATCGGGTATCGTTATTCTATTTTCATTCTCCATAGCACCCATTCCTTAACCTATATTAAAACGGCAAATCTTCTTCCGATACGTCCTCATCATCAAATCCGCTTGTATCAAATCCCGATGTACTTCCATCAAGTAGTTTATCCTGTGGAATTTCGGACATTTCCAATCCTTTGATACTTCTTACCGCTCTTGCCTTAGTCGCCCATTTTTTTTGACCGTTCATCAGGTATTGTTCACGTCCGAACAATACACCGATTTTCTTACCCTTAAGCGTTTTTTCGTCCCAATTCCATTCATAGCCCTCATTACTTTTTTCGATACAACTTATCATACCTTTAAAAAACGGTAATTGTTTACCCTCGTATCCTTGTCTGAAAAGTCCTCCGTTGTTCCACTTTGCCGCCGTTCCCTTTTCTTTAATAGTTTTTGAAAATTGGTCGCTATAAAAATCCTTGTATTCGCCCTCTGCAATATCCAGTTGCAATACCAACTGTTTCTTACCGTTTTTGGTTTCAACCTCTTTTGCACCCTTGATTTCGCAGATATATTTGCCTGCCGGCAATGCTCTGCTCTCACCTGTGTATGCTTGCGCCTCGTCATATCCTTGTATCTTATTCATTAATTGTTTCCTCCTCATTCATTCCGTAATATTCTCTTATTCTTTCGTCAACTGCTTTCAAATCGTTATCAATCTCTAAATCAAACATATCCATAGGCGACTTACACGTTGTATGTCCGTCTGATTGCGTTATGAAACTATGACTTTGACCGTCAGCTTGACATAGTAAAACGATTGAAAACAGTCCCTCAACTGTCAACTGATTGTCCAACATTTTGCCGATTGTTTTCGCTTTAATTTTACCGTTTTCGGTCTGCTCGCAATGGTGCAAAAAATATACGATTGTATCATCGGGCAATCCCTCAATAATAAATGTAATCATCTTCTGAAAACGTACCGCCATATCGGTAAACTTCGCATAGCCTGTTTCTTTTGCACGATTAAACGAATCGAACGCCAACAGATATTGACTGTCGTCTATAACGTATCGCTTATACTGCTTTTTACTTAATTCTTTGGCAATAACGTTGTATGTAGCCTTTTTTATTGAATTTAACTTCTTACGGAACGGCAACGGCTTACTTGCCACATTGAATATTAACAAATCATCTGCTTCAAAATTTCTCATACTTGCGCTTTTTCCGCTACCGCTTTCACCCATAATTAAAACAGGTATTCCCATATGTATCACTCCTTATTTTATACTCATGTTGTTTCTCACGGTCAATTTTGCGTGTGGAATATCAAAACCGCCCTGCAATATTTCTTTGATAGCTGTTTTGTTTGGCTCCGGTTGCTTATATGTCAGTAAGTCACTGTTGTTCTTCATTGCATAGTCGATAAATTCGTCATCAACTTCTACTGCTGTTGATTTTCTGTAGCTTATCGCCACTTTTGATGTACTGAACTTATTGCCTTGCAATGCTTGGTTTACAAAGTTCTTCAAACTTTCGGCTCTGTGTTCCAACGACTTACGACGTTCCGCAAGTGCTTTTTCTTCTTCTCTTATAGCTTTGCTCTCGGCTACAAGATTTTTATACCATAACGCTGTATTTTCGATTTTTTCTTCCTTTTGTATTTGCAGTTCTTCAAATGCCTTGTAATCCTTTATCTCGCCAGTTTCTTCGTCAATTAAAGAAAACATTGCGTTGTCTATTTCGTATATGTTCATTTGACTTTTCTCCTTTTCTATGCTAAAATATTGTTGTGTTATAATATATGCCGTTGAACGGTATTGCGGGGGAAATTAAATTCCCCCGCTTTTTTATTATTCAATTATATGTACATTCGGTACATCTTCAAGCAATTCTCTTAGCTTGTCCGCAACATTCTTTACTGCCTCACGTTCCCAAGCTCCACCGTCTGCCTCAAACAGTGCCGCTCTGCCGTCTTTAAGTCTGATTAAGAAATCGCTTTCCGGTTGTTTTGTTTCTAAAAATGTTCTGTATGGTTTCAACGTAATTATCGGTTTGATACGTTGTTCGCCCACAAGCTGAATACCGCTCTTGACGGTTGCCGACTGCGTGATACCGTCATCTTTCGTCTGAACTGATTGTTGATCGGTAATGTTGCCGAGTAACTGTACAAGATAATCTCTGTCCTCTGTCGGTGCAAAACGTGACTTTAGGCAGATAATCATATTTTCAATGCTCATATAACTGTCGAAGTCAAAGCTATTGAATTTTGCATATGCAACATATGGTCTTTCACGTTGCATATCATATCTGACCGTACCCAATACATCAACCTGCTCCGGTGATACCACTCTGACGAATAATGGCTTATCATAATTGTCCATTTCTTGTTTCATCATAGTGACTAAACCACTTAGACTTGACAATTTGGTTGTATCAATCAATCTGTCCTCAATTCTGTGTAGTTGCTTGTCTGAAAATGCGCCATGGTCGGTTTCAATCACCTTTGGTCCTGTCATATCCTCGATTTTTTCAATAAACTCTTTGTTAATCATTATCTTTATCCTCCTTAAATTACATTGCTTTCTTAATTGGTATAACCTTTGGCTCATCTTGCTCCGAGCCGTCTAATGCCATTTGTCCCGGTACTTGTGGCAACATTTCAACCAATGCTTTGCCCTCATCCGATTCCGTCAAGTACAACGCACTTTCAATGTTGTTCGTTGGTGTCAATGTTGACTTAACCTGTGTTGACATTTTGATGTTCTGTCTTTCACTGTCTGGCTTTAGTGACAACGTCAATGTTATCTTTCTTACTGCGTCCGCTTTGGTATTTAGGTCAGCGATATTATCAACGACCTTGCTTAGCTCATAGTCCAATCTTTCACCGATTGCACCACGAGCGACCTCTAATAAATTTGCATTACCCACTTTTTATCATTCCTTTCTTGATTTTTTATTTTTTTGTGGTATAATATATGTAAAACATAGATTAATCTATGTAATTACCTTTGACCGTTTACGAGTGCCAGCTCTAACGGTCTTTTTCTTTTGCAACAATATTGATATACGGCTCACCATTATTCCACGAATGGCGTATTTCAAAATCGGCACTACCATTAATCAATATTTTTGTGTTACTGCCAAGTGCAGTTAATATCGCGATAAATTCTTCATTATTGTAGTTCTCTACTTCGTCATTCATTCTCTTTCACCTCCACATTCTTTTTGACTAAATCTTTCAAATACTTCTTAACTAATCTGTAATATCTTCCTTTTACGTCTTCGGTCGAAATAGTATCCGTTGAAAATGTAAATGTTTTGATTATATTGAACGGTTCAGTTTGATATATTTCTATACATATCATAGTTGTAAATGGATTTTCATCACCTATCATATGATACATAGCAATAGGTGCTTGCTTATGTCTTTCTGCAAATAAATTAATCTGCAAACACAAATCGTGCAATTCTGTTATTTGCTTTGCTGTCATTGTTTATTTCCTCCGATAATCTTCGCAACACTCATTTCAAGCGGATGCTTTGCTTTAATGCGGTTTGTTATCCCGTATCCTTTTGCTATGTATGCCTTAACCGACTTGTTGTCATCGGCATTTAAAACCACGACATCATCTCTGCCCGTCATTACTACATATTTGTTCATTTGAAAATATTCCTTTCACCGTTATTTTCTGTTTTGCGTGTCCTCTGCACTCCTTGGCGAATGCGTTAATCATCGGAAATACTTCTCTGTGGAAATATTCTTCCGTTTTCTCATTCTCTGTTTTTGATTTTCTTTTTAGCATTTTTTATATCCCTTTCTGCCAATTTCCAACTGATTATCAGTCCGATACCGAAACTAATCAGTGCAATTCCTATTGTGTTCATTTGTTTTACCTCTCTTTACTACCTCACAGGCACGCAGGAGCCGTCCGCAAAACAGATTTCATTAAAATTCAAACTTTTTAGGGAAAAGAAAAATTGACTTTTTGCGGTATAATACTGCGGACAGCCCTTGTCTGCCTGCAAGGTGTTTTATTATGCTTTACGCATATTTGTAGCTATTGGCGTGTTCTGTTTCACGCCATTTTTCAAACGCTTTCACATCAACGTACCATTTCTGACCCAACTTGTATGCCGGAAAATTCTTGGTGTGTACCCACCGTTGTACAGTATGCTCCGGTATACCGAACATTTGGCGAAATGTTTTCAAATCTACTTGCTTTACTTCTACCATTACTTTTGCCATTGTTTTTCACCTACTTTCTATCTTCTAATCTACTATAATCCAATCTTTTGCGGCTAAGTCCTCTGCGGACGGGTTCCAACGACTTGCAGAGGGCTTGTTGTTCTTGAATACTATACAACATCCCGTGCTATTTGTAGGTTTTATCTTTACACATTCAAATATCGTTCTTATGTATTTTTTTCGTGTTATAAAACGTTTACGTTTTCTTGCTTTCTTAACTGCTTTATAAATGTTCATTCTCTCACCTACTTTCTTATATTACCTACGTCGATTGTATTTTTTTACAGTTTGTGCTATAATCATTTCGAAAGGAGGTGATTATATATGAAACTTAATCCCGATTGTATTCGTGACATTCTTCTCGAAGTTGAAAAATCAGCAACTTTTGAATTAGGTCTTTTTCTCGACAAAGATAGTGGAAACTCATTGTTTGATAAATATTCTTGGTCAGAAATTGCTTATCATTTAGACCAATGTACAATGGCTAACCTGTTAACCTATGCTAATATTTATTATGCTGATGAATATGCTGACGTTGGCAATTTAACTCCCGCAGGACACGAATTCATTGCAAATATCCGTCAAGATACTAATTGGAACAAAACCAAACAGATAGCGAAAAAAGTAGGTTCGTTCTCTTTAAGTGCCATAAAAGATATTGCAAGTAATGTTATTTCGGAAATTGTAAAATCAAACTTTCAATAGTTTTTTTACTATATATGTAGATGTGCTACTTAATTCTGCGTCACTGATTTCAACACCTTTTGCCTGCATTATATATATAATAGTCAGCATATCTACATATTTTTTTAGTGCAAACACTATCGAAAATAGCGTTATTACAACACATACAATTATAGCTATCATCTTCTCTCACCCCTTCCTTTTATGCTGATTTTTGTACACCATATAAATCATTTGGAGTAATGCTTAGAGCATTACATATACTAATTATTTCATTATGATGTATTTCTCTACGCCCATTCAACATAGCACTTAATGTTTTTTCGGGAATATCGGCTTTTTGTGCCAAACTTTTCTGTTTAATACCTTTTTCATTAAGTATAAAACGTAGGTTTTGCCTTATTGTATCCATATTTTATCACCCCCTTTGATTTATGTTCAAGTTTCTTTGACTAATTATACTTTAACACAAGTTTCTTATATTGTCAAGTCTTTTTTCTCAAATTTCTTATACTTTTTTCTTGACAAGAAAAGATTTTTAGTGTATATTAGTATTAAAGGAGGGAGCGAAATGAGTATAGGTACAAGAATAAAAGAACTTCGCACGGGTATGAATTTAACCCAAGAAGAATTAGCAAAGAGTATCAATGTTACTAAAGGTGCTATCGCTAATTATGAAAAAGAAGTAAGTATTCCGAAACCCGAAATAATGTATAAATTATTCTCTGCATTAAATTGCGACGCTAATTATCTATATCAAGATGATATAAAAAACCTTAAACAAGATACGTATTCCTTAGTAGAAAAAAAATTATTATCTGATTATAGAAGATTAGACGATCACGGCAAAAAAGCCGTAAATGTTATAATGAATGTTGAATTAGAACGTATTGATAAAATCGCTACCGAACCAAATTACGATAACATCATACCAATAAAAAAATACCAAGTACCTTATTACGATATGCCCGTATCGGCAGGAACAGGCAACCCGTTGGACGAAGAATATCCCGAAAAAGTTGACCTTGTGGAGCAACCGCCAAAGGGTACAGATTTTATTGTCCGCGTATCGGGTGACAGTATGGAGCCAACATACCACGACGGCGATAAGTTATTCGTCAAAGAACAGCCAAGTATTGAAATCGGCGAAATCGGGATATTTGTTGTGGACGGTAACGCATACGTTAAAGAATTAGGTGTTGACAGATTAATTTCACATAATGAAAAATATTCCGATATAATCATTAATGAATATATCAGAAACGAATGTTGCGGTAAAGTTTTGGGTATTTGTGAAGAAACATTCTAAAATCGCATTAAAAATACAAAAAACGTAACAAAATGTATCAAAATCGTAATTAATTTATTAAAATAGTCGATTTTTAATAAATTGCAAATAAAAAATCCCCTGCCTGTTGGAGCAGACAGGGGAAAGAGAATAAAGTGCATTTATACACAATATCCCATACCAATGATATTGTAACACAAATGCACTCTATTTTCAATACAAAAAAACGAAAAAGGAGTGTTATTT